TTCCGGCATCCGCAGGTGCGCGCGGGAAATGGAAGTGAAGAGCTGCTGCAGCCAGCGAAGAGTCGGCAGAGTCGCCTTCCGCTGCTGGACTGCGGCCTGCCCCTCGTGCCATCCCGTCGAGCCGAGGCCACCCTGCTCGGTGAAGCCGAGTTCGGCGATCGTGACGTCGAAGTGGGCGGCGATCTGCTTGATCAGGAAGAGGTCGTATTCCGGCTTGTACTTCTCACCGAAGTCGTCAGGGGTCTCGATGTCGAACCCGGGCGGCAGCACGCGCAGACGGTGGCGGGATGCCGTCGAGCCCGAGTAGGCGTCGTTCAGCGCCGTCTCGTACTCGGCAAGCTGCCCGGGCGTCCACGACGTCTGCCCGCTGTTCGTGACGAACCCTGCCGGGACGGTGCCCTCCGTGTACTCATCGCGGATCCACTTGCGGCGGCGCAGCCACACGTCGACGTCTTCCAGCGCCTGCTCGACCGCCGAATAGCCATACGGCGTGTGCGTGCGGACGTTGCGCCGCTTGTACACCAACTGGTCGGAGCGGTAGGCGTTGAGGACCTCGCCGTCCGCGTCGGCGTCGGCGACGAACTCCCCGCGGGGGAAGCCCCACAGAATCTGCTGGAAGGCCGGGTTGGGCGGCAGCGGCCGGCCGCCGCGGTGGTCGCGGAGCGGCTTGATGGTGGAGCCGTCGAGGACTTCGAGGGCGAACAGGTCGCCGCCGTAGGTGAGGCGCGGGTAGATGGCGATGGCGTCGAGGACGAAGTGCTCCTCGAGGACCTTGCCGACCCATTCGGAGAAGTTCTCGTCCTGGCCAGGGTCGGGCTTCTGCCAGAAGCGGCTGCAGCGGACCATGTCGGCGCTGAGGGCCTGCCGCAGTTCCTGTTCTACTTCGGCGCGCGGCTTGTCCGAGGTGGCCTGTGCGGCTTCGACGGCTTCTTTGGTGATGGTGATCGCCCAGTCGAGGGTGGTCACTTCCGCTTTGCGGATCTCGATGCAGCGGCGCGGCAGTCCGCCCGCGTCGGCGGCATCCCGGAGCACTTTCCACGGCACGAGGCGGTCGCCGACGCCGGGAAGGTTGCTGGTGACCGGGTATTCGTTGAAGCGGGGCTCGGTGCGGCCGTCGGGCCGCAGCGGGTCGATCGCGGCCGGGTACAGCGGCACGCCGGGCCCGAACGGGACCTGCGGTTCGGTACGGGGCAGCGGCCGGTAGGTCCCGTCGGTGCGGGCGGCCTGGGCCGTCGCTGCGACGAGTGTGCCGACCTGGGCCGGGGTGAACGTCTGCGCCCCGGCCAGGGCGATCGCCTTCGTGGCGTCGGCCTCGGCGGTCATCGTGTCATCCGGGCGGAAGAAGCGGCGGAGAGAGTCCCAGCGGGTCACGGCACCCCCTCGGGTCATGCGGCGGTGGCGGGGCTTGCGCCGGAGAACTGCTTCAGCCAGTCCATGGCCTGCTCGACGCCGGTGTGGCTGCCGAGGAGCCGGTTCAGGGCCTGGGATGTGGTGTCGACCTGGTCATCGTGTGATGCGTTCGGGAACCCGGTGTGCTCCTGCACGTACTCGTCGATCCACGGCGCGAGCGAGGGGTCCGGCAGGTGCACGTTCCCCGACTCGACGAACGGGGCGACGCTGCTCGCGCGGGCGTACTTCGAGTCCTTGGGATTGATCGCGATCAGTCCCGGCACGACGGACTGCAACTGGGCGATGATCGCCGGGCCGTTGGCTTTGTCTTCGACGAGCTTGGCGTGCGCCTGCGGCCACTTCGCGCTCAGCGCCTTCACCGCCTGCGATGTGGCCGGGAAGTCCATTCGGTCGCGGATCTGGTCGAGGAGGTACACGTCGGCGCCGTACCGGGCCCACACCTGCCCGACAACGAAGTCACTGGCCTTGGTGTCCTTGAACGCCATGTCCCAGGACTGGATGATCTCGTCGGCGCCGTGCACCCACATCGTGCCGTCGTCGCGGCGGACCGCCTTTGGCGCCTGATACCAGCGCCAGTGCCCGCGCTTGAACAGACTCCCCTCGGCCGGTGCCGGGCGGCCCTGGTAGAGCGCCGCCCACGTGCGGGCACCGACTGCCACCTTGATCTGCTCCCACTGCGCCACCGTGCGGCCTCGGGAGGACTCCAGGAACTCGCCTGGCTGGCGCCCCAGCGGATCCCATTCACCCTTCGCGGGGCTGTGGTCCGCCTGCGCCGGAATGTTCAGCACCCGCCAGCGGTGACCGTCCTCGGCGGCGAGGAGCCTGCCAGCGAGGTCGTCTTCGTGCCAGCGCGTGAGGATCACGATCACGGGCGCGCCCGGAGCGAGGCGTGTGTTGACGACGGCCTGCCAGAAGGACCACACCTTGTTGCGCCAGGTCGGCGAATTCGCCTGCTCGGCGTCCTTGATGGGGTCGTCGATGAAGATGATGTCGGCCGGCTTGCCGGTGAGGCCCGCGGTGATGCCGACGCTTCGGACGCCGCCGATGTGTCCGTCCAGGCGCCAGCGGCGTGCGGCGCCGTTGTCGGGTGCGATGCGCAGCCCGAGGTCGAGGGTGCCATCCTCGCCACAGTTGGAGGTGACGTGGTTGCGGATGTTGCGGCCGAACTCGTCAGCGAGGTCTTGCGCATAGGAGGCGATCGCGATCCGCAGTTCAGGGTTGCGGGTCAGCATCCACAGGGGGCCGACGGTCGTGACGCGGCTGCTCTTCCCCTCCTGCGGCGGCATTGTGATGATCAGCCGGTCGCAGCGGCCTTCGGCAACCTCGATGAGGCGTTCATCGATCAGGTCGAGCGCGGGGGTCTGGACGGTCTCGGGGGAGATCGCACGGGCCAGGTCGCCGGGTGTCGTCCACCGTTGGTGGGCAGTCGCCGGTTCGAACTCGCGGGCCGCGAACTCGGCCCAGTCCACTGTGGCGGTCATCGTTCACCGCCTCCCGCCGTCAGGATGCGAGCGCGCGCAGGTGCCGCGGTACGACCTCCGGAACCAGAGCCAGTTGCTCCTTGGTGAGGTTGAGGTCCGCCAGGATTGACCGGATCGCCTGAGCCACCAGAGCCCCCTCCTGCTCGGCCAGCTTGATGCGGCGTTCCTCGATGCCGGCCCGGATGGCTTCCGAGCAGACCTTGACGAGGTGGGTGCGCTCCTGCTGGTAGAGCTTGAGCCAGACGTTGGGGGCGGCTTCCGTGGTGGTGCCGTAGTCGTCGCCGCCTGTCTTCTCCCGGGTGACGCCCCAGACGAGGGGGTGTTCGCGGTCTGCTCCGGCTACGACGGCTTGGGCTTCGATCTCCTGGACGCGTTCGCGCAGCCACGCGACATGCCCGGCGGACCATTTCACTTCGTCGAGCAGCGCCTCAGTAGCCGTGGTTTCGATCTTGCGGCCGTAGGTTTCCACGAGCACCCGGGCCTTCTCCTCGGTGATCCGCTCCTCGGCCTTGGCCAAGTTCTGGGGCGCCTTACCGCCGTGGTTCTTGCACACGTTCTGGCCGCGCATCGCGATCTGCCCGCACTGGGTGCCGGTGTTCTTTCGTCCCCAACAGCGCCGCTGGCCATCCGAGCGCAGTTCGTCGAAGCCCTCCGGGATTTGGCGGCCCCACCCTCGGCCGGCGGCCATCACTCACCGCCCGTCTGCCAGTGGTCAGGCAGCGCGAGGACTGGTTCCGGCTCGGGTGTGGGCTTCGGTGTCGGCTCGGGGGTGCAGTCGCAGCCGTGTTCCCCGCGGTCGCTGGGGGCGGTGCAGCTGCCCTCGTGGATGAGTGCTGCGCCGTTCATGGTGATGGCGTGTGGTCCACAGGCGTACACGGTGCGGGTGTCGTCGGTGCCGTCCGGCAGCGGCGGGAAAGTGGGGGCGGGCAGTTGCGGGTCGGCGAGCAGCATCGCCTGCTCGCGTCGCTCCTGTTCCAGACGCACATGCTCGGCGAGTTCATCGTCGGTGAGGCGTCGCCGCCAGTTGACGACCGCAGTGTCGCCGCAAGCGCCGCAGGTTGGGCCGAACGCTGCGGGAGCGGGCGCGGCCGGCGCGGAGTCGGGCTGCGGGATGAGGGCGTCCATGCCGGCCTCCTTACGTGACGGCGAGTTGCCCGACCGGGAGGACGGGTTGCTCGGGGTTGTCGGTGATGCGGACGAACATCGCGTATTTGCCGGGCTCCAGCGTTGGGCCTGTACTGCCGGGGCCGACGAGGACCTGTGCGCGGTAGGAGGCGCTCCCCGGGATGGGGTCTGTGCCGTCCCACTCGCCCACGTACCAAGTGACTGGCCGACCGCCAACGGCGGCGAACGCGAACTCGACTACGTCTGCGGTGGGGTTGTAGGGCTGGCCTTGCAGTGTGGCGGTGACGGCGGCGCCGACGAACGGCCGGGAGGAGCGGTCGATGCTCTGCATGGCGCTCCCCTCTTCACTCGTCGGCTTCCCAGCGGGTACCCATCAGCTGCGCCTGCCACCTGGCGGGCCGCTCTTCGGCGTCCCAGCGCGGGCCCGTGATCTGGGCCTGCCATCGGCCGGTCCCGTCCTCGGCAGCCCACCGGAGGTGAGGGCCGGTGGCACTGAAGACGGGGGCGCCTCGCTGGCTGTCCGGACCGACGGTGCCTGATGCGATCAGGGCGGCGCCGACTGCCAGGGTGCCGCCTGCGGTGGTAGCGAGGTGTGCGTCCGCAGCGAGGTTGGCCTGCATGGACAGTGCGACAGAGCCGGAGACTGCGACAACCCCGGTGGCGGTCGCTGTGGCCGTAGCCTGCAGTTGCGTGGCGGCTATCGCCGTCCGCGTGCCCGCTGCCATGACAGTGGCCGACGCGGCGACGCCTGCTGCGGCTTGTACTGCGATAGTGCCGAGGCTCGTCGCTGTGGCGTTGATTGCGAGGGCCGCATTGCCGGTGGTGGCCACGGTTCCCGACGCGGCGAGTGTTGCTGTGGCTGCGAGTGCGGCGCCTCCGGGCTGCGCGCCCGTGGTGCCGTCAGCCGTCAGTGCGGCTGCGACCGTGAGGGCGGCGGTGCCGCTGTAGGCGACCTGCCCTTGCGCGGCCAGAGTCGCCGTGGCGGCGAGGCCCGCGCCGGCGGTGGCGCCTCGCTGCCCGGCCGCGGTGAGGGCCGCGGTGGTTGTGAGGGTGGCATCGCCGACGGCCGACGTCTGCCCGGCCGCGGTCAGGCTTGCGGTCGCAGAAAGCGCCGCGTCTGCCTGGGTGGCGCGTGCTCCGTCCGCGATGAGCCCAGCGGAGGCGGCGAGTGCGGCCTGCCCCGGGTGGTCGACCAGTCCTGCCGCGGTCAGAGTGGCGGCGAAGGACGCGCCGCTGGCGGCGTTCGCGCCCAGGGATCCGCTGGCGGTCAGGGATGCCGATGCGGCAACGCTCGACGCCCCGTTGGTGCCGCGGATGCCGTCCGCCGTCAAAGTCGCTGTGGATGCCAGCGTTGCGGCGCCGGTCGTGGCCCGTACTCCGGCCGCTGTCAGGCTGGCAGTTGCGGGCAGGCTCGTATCCGCGGTCGTGGCTCGTGTGCCGCTGGCCGTGAGGGTGGCGGTGGGTGCCAGGGTCGTGGCACCAGTGGCGGCCAGGATGCCGCCAGCGGTCAGGCCCGCGGTGGCCGTCTGCGCAGCGCCGCCGGTGGCGGCCCGTAGGCCGGTCGCAGTCAGTGTCGCGGTGCCGGCAAGTGCCGCGTCGCCGGTGGCGCCGGAGGTGACGTCGGCCGCGCTGAAGTTGTCGAAACGCAGCACGTTCGACGACTCGGCTCGGAGGCCGACGGATGTTCCGGTAGTGACGGCGGTGTTGGTGACCGTGACGCGGGCGACTCCGTTGACGAAGCCCTTGATTGTCGAGCCGACGGCCTGGACTGCGGCAATGTCGCCTGCGACGGCGGCACCGGCGAAGGAGCCGATCGATGTGAATGAACCGCCGACGTTCGAGAAGAGCACCCATGATGTGCCGTCATTCCGCCACAGGTAGCCCTGTGTGAATCCCGTGTTGCCGCGACACCAGACACCGTGAGAAACGGCCCCTGTGGCGGCGATCGTGATCTGGGCCGAGTTGTCGTTGGTGGCCATCGCGGTGGCGGCACGGATGACGATCGTGCCGCCGGCGGATCCGGAACTGAGCTGATTGGAGACGATCGTCCAGAGGCCGGTCCCGTCAACCCAGTTGGCGCCTGGGGCGCCGTTGGCCCGGTTGAAGTCGTCGGTGAAGGTGGTCACGACGGCCTCCCCGCCTGGGCGTTATGCCGCCTGCGGGGCTAGGAGGCCTGTACGCCGAGGCTGACGCCGAGCGAATTCAGTGTGAACGTGTCGCCGGACGCCCAGGCCTTGCTCGCGGTGAGCGCGACGGAGAACAGGAACGTACCGCCGGTTACGGCGGTCCATACGGAGATGTCGGTGATGGTCTCCGAGGTGCCGCCGTTGGTCCACGCCGGGTTCGTACCGGTGAGCGCGAGCGCGGAGCCGGCGGACGATGCGGCGTGAGTGAAGATGACGCGCGTCGCGGAGCCCACGCTGATCGCCGTCGTACCGGCAGCACCCGGGTTGGCGGTGTGGAGTTGCGCGTACTGGGCGGCGACCGGGCCGAAGCTGGCGCCCGCAGCGCGCAGGGTGTTGAGCCAGTTGGAGACCAGGGTGGTGGACAGGCCTTCAGCCATCGGTCGGCTCCTCGTCGTCGCGAGGCTCGGCCTCGTCGGTGCCTGCCTGTTCGGGGGTGGTGCGCGCGGGGGTGACTTCGCCGGATGCTTCGACGGTGAGACTGAAGACGTGCGTATCGGTCACGCGGCCTCCTCGGGTGGGGCGCCGCGTGGCGCGGGACGGTCAGTGGTTTTGCAGCGTGCGCACGGTCGTCGGCAGCAGCCACAGTGCGAGTCCGGCGTAGGCCATGCGGTCGCGGTGCGGCACGCTCGCCGGGAGCAGCGCGGCGAGGACCAAGAGGACGAAGCCGAAGGTGTAGCAGACGATTTCGAGCACGGCAGCTCCAGGTGTCAGCGGCGCCGGATGCTGCGCCATGCGTGCGGGACGTCGACGACGAGCAGGCAGCCGACCGCGCACAACCCGAGCGGCAGCACAACGACCCCGACGGGAACGACTTCGAGCAGCAGGAAGACGAACAGGCAGGCGGCGATGAAGGCGAGGCGGGAGCGGGGGCGCATGGTCACCGCCTTCATGAAGGGGGCGGCACCGCCCGGGGTTGAACCGGCCTCCCGATCCTGGTCGGGCGCGCACGGCGCTACGGTGCCAAGTTGGGGACCGCCGTCGGCCGCGATCCTCGACGCGGCGGACGGCGGACGACTATGCGGCGGCGTAACTGCGCCGGGCGCGTTCGCGGGTGGCTTTCTCGGCTCGCAGGATGTCCATGGCTCGATAGCGGGGCCAGCCGCGCCGGTTGATCGGCTTGATCTTGCCGCGTCGCTTCCACTGGTAGATCACGTCCGTGGTGACGCCTGCAGCCTCAGCCGCTTCGGATGTTGTCCAGGTGACGTGCTCGAGGTCGCCGTCGAGGAACATGCGGTCTCCCCTCGGACATGACGAAGGCCCCGGAGGTTAGTCCGGGGCCCGTCTGGAAGCATGGTGATCCGCCGCAAATCTGACACAGGTTTTGGATCAGAGTCAAGCGGCTCTCTGAACCTGGCATTCGGAGGCGAGCCGTCGGGTGTGTTCGAGGTATTCACCAGGCGTCAGCAATGTCTGACAGTTGATGTTTCGGCACTCGATGTAGTCGTCCCCGTCGGTGCGGAACAGGGTGAGCAACTCGCAGCGCGGGCACGGGATTCGGTGATGCTCCAGCCGCTTGTCGCGCCGCGTGAACCGTTCGGCGGCACGGTGCCAGCCACCGATCTGCGCGCCCGGATTCCCCGAGAGGCGGTCGTGAACCTCTACAGCTAGCGGGTGCTGGGTGAGTGCCCAGTCGAGGTGCGCGGCCAGGAAACGGGCCGCGCCCGTCACATCCCGGCCTTCGGTGCCGCGCCCGGGCCGGTGCCGGAAGCCGCGCAACTCCCGCAGGTCGTCCTCCAGTTCCAGCATGCCGCCGACGATGTGGTCGACGAGGAGCCGCGACGCCTGCCCGGGCCACGCCGGGGTGGTGGTGCGGCCGATAGTGCCGGTCGTCTTCGCGGCCGTGCCGTAGACGGCTTCGAGGCTGACGGCGACGACGAGTTCGGGGAGCTCGGCCAGCTGGCTGTGGGCGCGATTCGTGCACCGGTCGCAGTGGACTGGATGACCCCAGGTGACGGGGACGTCGTGTTCGGTGCCGTCGGCGGCGAGCTTGGCCTCGGCCTTACGCCAGCCGTTGTTGCAGTTTCCGGGGCACGGCGCTGGGCTCACTGTCCGCCCCCGATTCCCGCTGTGAGAATGCCGATGACGATCTGCATTGCCTGCGCCTCGCTGAATCCGGCGCCGACGTAGGCGAGGAATGCTTCGTGGAGTTGGGCGGCGCCTGCGGCGAGTTCGGTGAGCGGGTCTTGAGGGTCGGGCACAGCGGGCCTCCCGGGGCACGTGCGGCTGCTGCCCCTATTGTGCACACTGAGCGTGACAACGGCGGGGTTCAGTGACTCACAGCGCGCGGACGTACCGCCCTGACCGGGCCCCGCGCTCCTCGCGCAGCGCGAACTCCCGCAGCCACGCCGGGTTCTGACGACTCTCGACCTGAAGCACTCGTGAGACCTGCGCGCGGTTGCGCGGGTCGGTGAGGGCGCGGGCGATCTCCTCGTCGGCCAGTGCGGGCTCGGGCCGGCTGATCCACCCCCAGGCGGTGGGTTCGGTGTCGGCGTGGGCGTCGGCGTTGTCGAACCACCAGTCCAAGCAGGCCCGGCAGACGTGCAGGGTGTTCCCGGCTGGGCTGGTGGTCAGCCATGCGACGGCAGGGCCGCAGACGCCGAGCTGCATGTAGCAGCGGGTGGTACTCATCGCGACTCCTCCTTGGCTGCTGTCTCTTGCCGTTTCTCCCAGCACTTGCCGCATTCACCAGTAGGGGTGCACATGCACTCCGGCCAGTCCGGTTTAGGCGGCGTCTCGGTCCAGCCCCAGCCCTCGGCGAGGGCGAGGATCGTCGCACAGTTTCCGCGCCCTTCGGGGACACCGTCCCAGTCGTGGCAGGTCTCGCAACCGAACCCGGCCGACGGCGTGCCAGATACCGGGTTGATGACGCGCGTCGCATGCGGGTGCGCTTCGAGGATCTTCCGGTCGCTGGCGATCCGGCGCAGCATGGCGGCCGGATCGTGGCGCACGATGTGCCGGGCGTCCTCAACGCGCTCGACACCGCCGCCCTCGTAGCCGTGGCCGACGATGTCGACCTCTCCAGGACTCGTGCCGATGCCTGCATCGAAGTCGGTCTGCCAGTTGTACTCGGTGACGTGCCACGGGCCCTGCGTCGCCGCTTCCGCGCCGCGCTGGGCCGCGTCCAGGGCCTCCCGCAGCCACACCACCATGTGGTCCGTGTCCGTCATCGTCGCCTCACCGCCAAGACAAAGGATGTCGCGTCAGAAGCCAGATCGTGCTGCAGATGAGGCCACACACGCAGAACCCGGTCAGGGCTCCGAGCCACCAGTCCGTCGTCACCGTTACCTCCCCACCGTGCACAAGATGTTCAGCGCGGCGCGGAAGTCGTCGTCGGTTGGCGTGCTCCCCGCGCGGCCCCCCTGCACCTCGTGCACGGCCTCGATGGCGCGCTCGCGACCCACGCCGACCGCTGCCGCACGCGCAAGGTAGGAGTCACCCGCGACGCCGATCTTCAACGCCTCCATGACGGCCGCCGCAAGGGGGGCCAACTTCAGACCCGCGCTCGCAGCGGCAAGACGCGGTAGGTCGTCGATCCGGTGCGGGCGCTGC